TGTAGCTTTTTTATCTTGCGTATTATCAGGTTTTTGTTTCAAACAAACAGTCAAACGCACGCCGTCCACCTCTATTTCTTTGTCTCTATTTAACTTAACGGTTTCTTTTAGCTCAAAAATTAAGCTGTGCGATTTCAGCAAAGATATTATTTCAGTTAGCATAATTTAACGTTTTATATGTTACTTTAATTGGTAACAACAAGGACCTATCTTTAACACGGTTAAATAGGGGCTCTAGCGTTTTTTGGCTTAAAAAACGGACCAATCTTCTACCAGATGTTTGGCTAGCAGTATCTTTATCGACTAAATTTAAAGCTTCTTGCATTCTTCTTGAGGCAAGCAATCTTGTTCCTTTATCGGTTACATAACATGGAATAGTTATGTTTGATAATTTCAATTCGCCCTGATGTGTTATCTTTTCCATTATTAAACTCCCACTGCTCTATTTAATGTTAATTCAAAAACTAAAAAAAGTCTCTACCTTAAATTAGTACATTCCGTAATTTAATTTCTAAATATTTATAAACTTCTTCTATTGCTTGAGATGCACCCCAGACAACAACAGCCTTATATCCTTCATTAATAGCATCACTTATAAACTGTTTTTGCTCGGGGCTTACTTTCCCTTTATAGTCTTTAGTTAGTGCTTTAAACTCAATGTATAAGCCGTGGTAACCCCTTGATGCTCTCATGATAAAATAATCGCTCACGCCTTTTAGAGTGCCCATTCTTTTAAGTTTAGTTGCTATAATAACATTCCGCATCCCGCCGTTAGGAATATGATAAAACTTAAGCCCTTTTAATCGTTTATCAGTTTTTATGCGTAATTCTAGTTCTTGAACAAAAGATATGCATTGAGCATCCTCTATAGCTTTTGGTTTTTTCTTAATCATCTAGCCCACCAACAAACAGTCAAGATAATATTAGCTATAGTTAGCGACAATAAAAACAACCTTTGCCATGGTTTCCACTTGAGGATATTTAACTTTAATATGACAAAAATAAACGCCATGTAAAAAAACAATGTCATTAAAGTAATATCTTTTAAAAGTAATAAATTAATCATTCTGTTAAATATGCGTTAGCTACTTCTTGTATTTTTCTCAAAGCGACTTCATATCCTGTAAATTTTGGAATTGCAGTGGTTAATGACCCGAAATGCATTTCTAAACATTCTAGCAACAAATCTTTTATTTTCTGTTCGTTTGGCTTGAGAGGTAATTCTGATTTCCTATAAATATCTTCTAGTGTTGCTTCCTTTTCATCAAAATAATTTTTCACTTTTTCCTCACTCCATTCTCCGCGCCTTATCGACTTTAAAATTTCTTTTGCTCGTTGCAGGTTTAGATCGCCAGTTGTTAAAATTTGTTCTACTTCGTCTAGCAATCTTATGACATGATAAGCAAATTTTAAATCATAGCCATATTTATTAATTGTTTCATACCTTTTACTTCCAACTTCCGGATTTTTTATATCCATTTTATGTAATTGTGAATAAGCATAACCTTTAAATTTAGCCCAGCATCCCTTATGTAAAAAAATCCTCCTATTTTCTCTAACCGTATTCGCTAATTGCGTACAATGAATTATGCAATTTTGCGGAACAAATAGAGAGTCTAACATATTAGGATTGTTATCCATACATAGTTGGAAAAATTTTATTATAGAATAAACCGAAAAATCATATTGCTTTTTTGCACCTATGTCTTTTATGTGATGCTCTTGCCAAACATCAAAAGTTGTTGGCTGAACACCAAATCCTTTAATATAGCCATCCATATGTGGAAATATTATATTTTTAGGTGGAATACAAAATCCATATACGTCAATATCGCTATTGTTTTCAGAACACCCGTAAGCCGATGACCCCGTGCAGCATAGATAATGAGTATTATCTGATAAAAATCTAGGCGGAGAGATTAACCCTTTTTTCTTTAATTCTTTAATAATCATTAGAAAGGTATATCCTCATCCATAATAGCTTCTTTTTTAGCTTGCTCTTCATCTTCACTTGGTTGCTCCATGTCTTTAATCTTGCTGTAATCCGATAAATGATTAATTTCAAGATATTTACCACTAAATCCTGGCTCTATATCAAACCCAATGATTTTTCCATTAAGGTCTGCTAAATCCTCTTTTTTTGGATTTACACCAACAATACCGCATAACGCTTCAAAAGCTCTTTTTTGGAAATGTCTAAATGAAGTTTTGCCATTTTTATCTTGTAAATTTGACCACAATTTATAATCTTGGCTATGAGTTAAATTCTCCATACCTTTGTTTTGTATGTTAAAGTATATTTTTACGAAAAAAGTATCATCTTCTTTTTCAGTAAAATCATTAGTCATATCAACTAATTGCTTTTCAACCCACTTATATTTTTTAGCAGTTATCTTTCCTATATAATTCTTGCCAATAGGAGCAGGAGTATAACCCTGCTTATCTGCTTTAGTTTCTTCTTTATTAAAAGTTTCATTATTTACGAACATACCCATATTATTTACCTCTTATTTTATTTTTAAAGTTTCACTATTGAAAAACTCTGCCCATTCTGTGTTACCATTGCTTTTTAAATAAGAACCGATAAGTTCTTTACTAGCGGATTTCTTGATAACACAAAATTCATCTGGTACAGATGCTTCGTCTAATATTCTAACACTTTGTCTCTTACTTATATCAATTCTAATGTTTAGAATATCATCTTTAGCAGCCTCCTTAATACCAGTCCTCCTTATCTCATTTTCCATATTCTTCATAAGCGTATCTATGCGAGCCTTTTTAACTGCTATCATCTTGCTTAGTCTATCCGCTTCTACTTTAATAGCTGCAATATCACTCTCAAGCTCAAGTATATATCTACCTGTTGCGAGAGCTTTGGCTTTAAAATCATCTTTGATTGGCTCTAATATTCTTGCTACAGTTTCATCGTCAAGCATGCCGCCGTCTTCTTGTATTTCTTCAAGTTGATTGAAACAATCTATATACTGCTGCGATATTTCGTATAATTTAGGCATTTTTATTACTCCTATAAAATTCATTAAATTCGTCAATAGACTTAAATTTACTATGGTAAGTATCTCCCTCAAAAGTTAATGAGAAATCTTCCCATTTTAGGTTAGCTATTTTAATTATATTTGGTAAAACATTGAAAGTTCTAGCACCAATGTCATTAGCAAATTTAATAGTAAACGGAAAAGCTTTTAAATTGTATTTACTAAGCAAGCTAAAACCATGCTCAAGAATTTCTTTAACTTCGTTTTCTGATTTTTCAACTCCCATAATCATATTTAATCTCCCCGAATGAATAAAGTTATGGCAATAATGGCATAAAGGCACTATTGAAATTATTTCACATTTTCCCGTAGTATAATCAGCTTTAAATTCCTCATGAGCTTCTAACCATTTATGTTTTTTAGCATTGGATTTATGTACTCCGCAAGCTAGACAATGATAGTCTGTGCTCTTATATACTTCTTGTCTTTTAGCATTCCACCAATCCACCCCTTTTATTGTTCGAGGATTTACTCCGTGCAGAGGTTTTGGAGTATTTATACCGCCTAATAATTCAGGTCTTATGATCATTACACACCACCAAGAGCTTCAAGCTCTGCTTTTCTCAAGTCATAAGCTACTTTTAACATTGCTGCATTTTCCCTAGTGCTTGTTTTAGAGCATATAATCCAGCTATCTCTAAATTCAGATGTTAAAGCTTCAATAGTTGAGCAATCCTTCAATCTTTCAATTCTTTCTTCAAGATTAAAAATTTCTACAGGTTTAGTTGGCTTAATAGGCTCTGCACCAGCGTTAAGCCATTCTTTCAACTTTATCCCAAAATCTTTTCCTGGTTTTTGTATAACTACATCCTGAAATAATCCAGTCCTATCTTTTACAGCATGAGCGTCATGGTCAGGAGTTATTTCAAGCAGCAGCCCAAACTCAAACTCTATTCCCTTTCCTTGCTCTGGTGCCAAAGCTATTCGCACTGGTGTTTTTTTACCATCCGAACTTGTTACTATTTCCCACTCTGTTTTAGTTCTCATTGTTGCTATAACATGACCGTCAAAAGCCAATATTGCATTTATTAGAGCTGTTTGTTGCGGTGTTATTTGACTCCACGCAGCCCACGTATTTCCTTTAAATTTTGCTCTAGCAATAACATCCAATTCTTGTAAAGCCGTTTGCCAACAATGCGTCAAACTATCAATTATCAAAACATCGTATTTTCCGTTTGCAGAATTTATAGCATCTATATAATCTTTGAACTTCTTGTTTTTTAAATTACAAGTGTCAAAATCAAACTTATCAGCATACAAACTAGCCGAGCACCCCTCTGTATCTATCACTGCCACCTTATTGCCTAAACCGCTTGCTATACTTAAAGAGCTGAAAGTTTTCCCAGAGCCAGCAACACCGTAAATAGCACATCTTAATTTAGACTGTGATTTTATCGCTTTTGTAAACATCATCATATTCCCCTTCTTTGTTCGTAAGTAATTATATCATCTCCCCAAGCATCTTGCTTTAGAGAACCATCCTCGTTTAAGTTGCTATCCTTAGCTTTTATTTTCTTTATATTTTCTGCCTGTAATTTAATTATTTTCATGTATTAATCCTCTCTATTGCTGCAAAATATCCAATGGGCAATTTAGCCCCCCGTGATAAAATATGACTAATATCAACGCGCTCGTCTTTCTCTTCTATCACCCCAAAATACACACTAACATCCTTAGAAATAGTGTCTTTTGCTACTACAAAACCACACCCTTTTGAATGGATTGTGTCCAATATTTCTAAGTTTTCAAAACCTGGTACTTTCATAATTCCTCCAATTCACTTTTCAAAGATAGATAAGTTACGCCTTCGTCACTCTCACGATTAGTCCACCTATCATCATCTAATTTTTTCCAATCAACGTTAAAATGCTCACAAATCATAACTAATAATGACTTGCCGTAATATTTGTAATTTTTTTTGCGCGATTTCTTGAGTTTTTTATAAAATTTATCGTCTATTAGCCACGTCCATGCTTGCATGTGGTCTATACTCCTACCTGCTGACAAAAACCTCCTGTTATTTGCTTTATACCAAGCAAATTCCATATAATCAGTTATCACCTTCGATATATGTTCCTTAGTTAAACTTTGCTGCAACTCCTCCCAAGCCTCCTTAGTTACACCATCTTTTAAAAAATCCTTAGCATTTTCATAATCTAAAAAGCAGATTAAGTCTTTTGTCTCAGTTCCAAAGAAATCATCCTTTTCAACTTTTTTAATGTGATCTAAAATTTCTTTTTGTGTTCTCATTTTTCCTCCTATTCAAAACATTTATAAAACTTTGACAATTATATTATAAAATATAACTAATATCAACAATTATTATCCTTTAACAACTGCAATAGGAGTAAGTTTAAAAACTATATCTATCAAATCACTTTGTGCAGCAATCACGATCTCTATGTCCTTATACGCTCCAGTAGCTTCGTCTAAATCAGCCTTATTCCTAATGCTATGTATTATACCAGCATCATTTAAATGCTTAACTTCGTCTTCAAAAGATAGATTATTTATTGCCTGCTTACGCCCCATTTTACGACCAGCTCCATGCGAGCATGATTGAAAGCTATCCTCACACCCTTTTCCTTTTACTATGTAGCTACAACTACCTTGAGAGCCAGCTATTATCCCAATTTCTCCAAGTCTAGCTCTTACCGCGCCTTTTCTATGCACTATTACATTCCTGCCAAAATGAGACTCCTTCGCTGCGTAGTTATGTTGTATTGCTATACATTTAAACTCAGGCGTAATTGAATTTTCAACAGTAATAATTTCCATTATCCTTTCTGCCATTAGCTCCCTGTTATATTTTGCAAACTTTAAACAATAATCCATTTCATATAAATAGTTCTGCCCTTCCTCGCTATCTTCTGGCAAAAATGCCAAATCATATTTTTCAGGGATTTTTGAGTGCCATTTTTCGTTAAGCTCTTTAGCTACATTGTTATAATGACCAGCTACTTTAAAACCTAAATTTCTTGATCCACTATGAAGCATAAACCATAAAAACCCATACTCATCTTTTTGTAACTCTATAAAATGATTACCACCACCAAGAGTACCAACCTGCTTGCAAGCACTTTTGTATTCTTTGCTAACAATTTGCAATTCTCCTACTTCGCCAAGATGAGACAAATCAATATTATCCTTATTATGCTTCATTCCAACAGGTATAATCTCACGAATGCGTCCAAGGATTTTTTTAATTACATCAATATTAATTTCATCTACCTTTATTGATGTTTTACAAGCAAACATGCCGCAGCCTATATCCACCCCCACAGCATTTGGAATTATTACATCGCTAGTAGCTAATATAGCCCCTATAGGCATACCATATCCGCCATGACAATCTGGCATTGCTGCAATATGGTGAAAAGCAAAAGGAAGCGATGATATATTTTTTAACTGCTGCATAGCAGTATCATCTAGAGACTCTTTAGCGCACCAATTAAATACTCGTAACTTCATTTCTTCATCTTTAAATTTATACATATTAACTCCTAAATATTTATAAAACTTTGACAATTATATTATAAAATATAACTCATGTCAACAAATATTTGACAAAATATAATATTTGTTTGATAATACCTTTATGAAAACACATAATTTTGATACACCTCGGCAAACTCTTAAGCAAAAAATACTTGCTTTGTTTGATAAAAACCCAAAAAAAACATACACGATTGATGAGTTTTCTTTGGCGCTAGAAGCCAACAGATGTACGGTAAATACGTACGTCTGGAAACTCGTAAAAGCTGGCATCGTTAAGAAACTCGATAGCGGGCATTTTGCGCGTTATCAAAAGTGTTCTTAAATTGCTAATATTCTTTGTCATTATAATTAATTCCTATAAACCAAAAGACTCATGTAAATAATCTTTAAATTTAGGAATGCGGTTGATACGATTATAATCTTTAATAATCCCCAAAATTCTTTCAGGGGTGATTATATTATAATTATTAATCTGCTCATGATTTACCATTCTGAAACCTGTGCATTCTTTTTTTATAACTTCCATCTGATTTTTAAGATAACTTCCCAAACATTTTTCTAAAATCTCAAGAAAAATACCTTTTTCAAGCTTTGGGAAAGTATCAATTAACCAGGTTGGCTCTATTTCATAAGAAGCCAAGTTACCGCTAGAAGATGGGAGGTTTAAAGTTATTTTAGCCATACCGCAATCATCAATATAGCAACCAAATGGAAAGTCATCCATCATTGAGAGAAAATAAGCTAGTTGTATAGGTGCTGTTATCCACCTAGGGAATAATTCTTTTATTTTTAAAACGTCTTTCACTTCAATACCTCCAAAATTCAAATCCTACCCACTAAATCGTTCGCTGGTTAAACTTTAACCACCCAACCTATGCAACCTACTACTAAAAAAAACAAATGCAGCCACGGGCTTTTAATTTGCGTTAATTTTTTTAACAAACCCGCCAGACAACATCTTTTTTATATAAGCCATATTTTCAGCGACAGACATCTTGCAAAACATGTCAAAGTCCGTGACTTGCTTGCTATCACGCCCAAATTGCATAACAAGCCTTGAGCGACGACGTTTATTCATTTCTGCTCCGCTAACGTCTTCGTTAATATGTGATTTTGGTTCAGGAGCTTCTATTTTTTCTCCACCAATTACTTTGTCGCACAGATATTCGTAAGCTTCTTTAAAACTACGCTCTTCTTGCTGTGGCGTTGCCGTAGATACCTTGCTAAACATTCCAGCTCTTCCCATTGCCTCCCTGATAACCGCATGTTTACCGTCTTCCACTCGCCCTGCTTTAATGTCTTTAGCGAGCTGGTACGCCGTTTCTTTTTTAAACAACTCATAGCAAGCAAGGTTAAACTCGCGAATGATATTTGGTACACGCGCAACATCGGTAACAAGTATCCAATCGCAACCACGCTTTATTTGCTCGTAATTTAAATTAATAATGACTCTAACCCAAATGCTAATAAGCATTTTCTTGTCTTGGTTTTTATATGCTTCAAATTTAGCATTAATCATGCTAATAATTTGTTCAGCACAATCCGTTTTCTCGTCTAAATTCTTCTTTAGCTGCTCTAAGTTGCTGCTTGAATTGCTTTGATTTGTCATCTGCATAAATTTGTTCCTCGTTTATTTTCCAATCTTCTTTGAAATGCAAAGAAGTCCCAAAAAATCTACTCTTCTGCATAACATAAGCAGTTTTGATATTTCCCACTGCTTCGCAATGCCACCTGTATCGTTCCATACCGTCAACCAATTCCTCTACAGCGTAACCTTCTTTAAGCCTAGCATTGCATGCTTTGTAGCAATCTGCTTTGCTATCTGTCCCGCTGCGCTCCGCCCTGTTAGTCCACATATCATCAAACCAAGCTGGATAATCTGTTTGCTTTTTTACACGCGTCTTATCCACAGGATGAGACAAATTAGTATTTAATATTTCTTTTACATTCCCATTATCAGGAACATTACCATTCCCATTATCGCTTGATTTGATTGGCTTTGCTTTAATTTTTGAAGCAAATGCTTGTTTTGCTTGCGTTTGCTTGCCACCTTTATAGCCAGCCTTAGCCCTTGTTGCACTTATGCTTTCGTATTTTTCTTTGTTTCTATCAAGATTTTGTTTAATAGGTATAAACACAAAAGATAGTAATTCTGATAGCGGTGGAACTTCACCATCTGCAACATAATCAAAAATAGCATTTATCAAGTCGCCAGCTTGCTCTCTTGAGAGTTTTTTAAATATTTCTTTTTGTTCTGTATATAATATAAAACTATTTTTGTTCATTTTATAAACCAATATTAAGAAATATTTATTTTTCTTTGCAGTCTTTTGTCGTTAGGATAGATATATCCACAACCTTTTTTAAAGCCATAATTTTTAGCCCAAGCCCTTATAGTTTGAGCGCATACCCCAAGCTTTTTTGCTAAATTCTCGTCAGGCGTGCTGTAGTATAGATTTTTAAATTCTTCTTTAGTCATGAGATACCCCTTAAATTATTAGAATGTTATAGTAACACTGAAAGTTATAGTTAGCAAGCTTCATTTGTTTAGATTTTTTTATATGTTTTAGTGAGATTATTTTTTGTAATGCGATTTGTTTTGCAAAGTGTGTATAGCCTATTTTGCAAATAATTTCTTTTCATTAGTTCGCCATACTTCCTATAAAATCCAACTAAAATTTCGTCAACAGTAAGCGTTTGTTTAAAGTTAAATAATTGAAGTATTTTGCCTATAATCGTTGAATTTTTTCGATTTAATTCTTTTCTGACTTGCTCGCTAATGTCTGATAAATCATCAAGGTCAAAAAAGTCGTTGTGCATAAAATACTCCTATAAATAAATTAAAATTGAATTATTAGAATATTTTTCAATCTTTACAAACTTTCCATAAAAATCCTCCGGCAAAGGCTGAAAAACATCCCATGGTATCCGTACGCAAAATAAGTTTTCAGGTAAATTATTAGATTTATTTTTACCACATAATTTATACCCGCACTTAGATGCTTTTTGTATTAGTAATATGCGATTGTTATTTTTCTCAAAACTAATAGAAATTTTATCGCCATGTAAAATATTAATTGATTGAGCAACTAACAATCCAATATGAAGTGTAAGTCTGAATTTACCAGAACTTTTTATTTTGTAGAATGTTGCCCGTATAGAGCCAACATGTAAAGCTGGGTCGCTTTTATATCTATGCTTAAACGGTCTTAATTCTGTGAATTCCACTTATCTTTCCCCTCACATACTTTTTCTAAAATATCATCATGCAAAAACCACATCTCTTTGCGGACTTGACTAATAACGATTTGTTGAACGCCAGCACTTTCTAAAAAAGATAGTACCTTGCCAACATGGCGGGATGTTTGTTTATTTATGATTTCTTTGCTTTCACTTAACATACTTTTTCCTTCGGTTGAACGATTGACTTATGCTTAATTAAATCTTAAATAGAAGTCAAGCAATTAATCCTATTATTAGCTATTTCACAATACTTAGCGTCTTTTTCAATTCCTATAAAATTACGCTTAGTATTTATTGCAGCCACAGCAGTGGTAAAACTCCCAGCAGCAAAATCGAGCACCGTTTCTCCTTCGTTTGTGTATGTTTTGATAAGATATTCCATTAAAGCAACTGGCTTTTGGGTGGGGTGGAGTCCTCTGCCTTTTTCTCTATTGTTAAAAAATTGAACACTACTTGGATTTCTTAAACTGTCATAATTGCCAGTTCTATCAACATTTTTAAGAGACCCGTTTGCTTCGCCAGTTTTACTTTCAGAAGCATTATATCTATATTTAACTCTTTCACCACCACTACCTTTTCTTGCTTCTTTGATTGGGTAGTAGTTTGTTTTCCCCTCGCAAAAAACAAGTATATTCTCGTGTTCTTTCATTGGCTGATACTTCAAGGAGGCAAAATTACTGCCAACTGATTTCTCCCAAATCCACTCATATTTAAACATCTTCGAATTACTCATAATCAAAGCGCTGGTAAACGGCTGACTTGCAGTCAACACAATAGCACCATTAGGCTTGATAATCCTTTTAAGTTGTTCCCACATTGGAGCAAAAGGAATAACAGTGTCCCACTTGCAGGCTGTCGTTCCGTTTCAGCCGTAGGGCGGATCACACAAAACACAGTCCACAGAACCATCTTGGATATATTTCATAACTTCCAGACAATTACCATGAACTAATGTGTTCGGTGATACCAGCCCTACGGTCTGAACCTCCTTCTCGTTAGTTAAAGTAAACATTAAATTAAATACTCCTGAATGTTTGTTTTTAATTTATCCCAAACATCTTGACTCATATCGTTTTTTGCTCTGTTCTCGAACCAAGTAAGGAATTGAAGGTTGTCTAATTCGTTACCACCTTCTTTTGATTTTGGATTTATATGATCTATTGTTGGGCGTAAATAATTATCATTACTATCCAACCACTTTGAATAGATTGAATTAAATTGTGCGTCATTATAAAATTTTAAAATATAGGACTTGTACCATTCCGAAATAACTTCAAATCTATTCTTTCTTTTTGAGATACATCTATTAAGAAATTTTAGCTTTTCTATATCTTCAAATTGAGACAACCATTCTGCACTAACATCAAACCGAAGATGAGAAGCCATATTTTTATAAAGACTTTCTTTCGGCATGTTTTTTCCTTTTGACCATGTTTCACGCCCCTTACACGCCTTGCTAATATTTTCTTTATGCTCTTTCGTAAGCTGACCCCGTTTACCTTTGACTATGATAATACCTTCTGATTTCAGTATCCGTTTAACCCTATGATGGTCGATGCCGACAATTCTTCCAACTTCACGAAGGGTTGTCTTGTATGGAATATAAGAATCTATGACTTTTTGATTTAGTGTTTTCATACTTAAAATATACACCATTTACTTACTGATGTCAAGAATGATTTATAGCAAGGTGGGTCGCAGATAACGGCATCGATGCTTTTGTCAGGAATATCACTCATTACCGTTAAACAATCGCCTTGGATGATTGTGTTTAGTTCTATTGACATAATAACCTCATAAGCAACCAAGCCACACCGTATACTTTCGCATGCCAGTTATGGCGGTAGGTGGTGCGACTTGGTTAAAACTATTTATTACTTGCGAAAGTACGTTGTTAATTATATGCGCTTTAAATAATAAAATCAATATTTATCTGCGCATATTAAAACTCCATTCTACTTTCTTAAGTCAAATAATCACGCAAAAGTTACTTTTTGTTTGCGCTTAGCAGCGCGGCGTAAGCCAGCTATAAAATCAATTGTTATTTTTTCGTAAATCTTATAGATAAATCTATCATTTGGGTCGCTCATATATTTAAAGTTTTTCGGCAATTTAGGCATAAAGTTCTCTTTGTGCTTAAAATAAGGCAATAACTGCTCCAGCCTGTCAGCAAGTGGCTCGCATATATCTGCATCAATACAACCATCACAATCAGAATGGTTAAGCAATAAATGCAAAATATCAGGTTTCAATATATCCCATTTTATAGGTAAAAAATCATGAAGGTAATAAAAAATACCCCTACCTGTATATACGCAACCCTCTCTTTTTTTTGCCTCTTCGTATAGTTGCTTTTTTCTATCATCCCAAAAGCCATCCATAATTTCTAATGGTGGTAAATTAGCTGCTTTAGCCAGGTGCTTTCTCCATTCGTTAAACCCAGCATAACCTCCACTATAACAGCCGTGAGTCGTGTCTAATCCCATAATAACCTCCTTAAAACCAGTCCGCGCCATATACTTTAGCGATGCCGTGAGGCGGTAGGTGGCGCGGTTGGCTCTAAAATTGTTTATTAACTCGCTAAAGTATTTGAGTATATTAAGCTAGAATTATGGGAAAGTCAAGGAGTTGGATAAAAGTGCGGTTAGGTTGGACTCGAACCAACGCGCTGCAAGGTTATACCATGCCTCTCTACCAACTGAGCTACAGGGGAAAGCTTTAAGTATAGCTAAACACCAAACGCCGAACACTCTTTAATTGATTGCTCAACCTCATCCAGCAATTCATCACCATTGTATAACTGCACATTATATGTAGTTTTACGAGTATTTTTAAAAACATTCGATCGTATGATGAGAGAATATTTAAACGTAAACCTTTCTATTGTGCAAGCTGTAATTTTATACTTGTCAATTATCATCATTGTTAGTTTTTCAAAAAACTCGTTGTTTAAAACTTTGCTTATATATTCTTGTGAAATAGTGCCTGCAAATACACATGGAAATTCTTTTTTTTGGATGAAGTCACAGCAAAAGCTTTTTATTTCCTGCTCCATGCTTTTATCTTGTTGTTGCTCCTTATCTCTATGTTGCAGCTCACGAAGTCGCGGAAGCTTTTGTTTGTGTCTGTATTTATTGCTCATCACTTAACCTCCTTTCCTACTATTAAAAGCATTAATTACGCTTTTCATAAATTCAGTTGGCTCATCTTTTAAGAGTTTATTAACGTACTCAATAGCTTTTTTTCTACTCCTGAATCTTTGCTTATCGTATATGTCTTTGTCGTCAAAAGTACAATATACAACATCCCACCTACTGCAACTCCTTTTTATGCCAATATAACAACCTGGAAAAGCTTTTATAGTAATGTCTTTAGCTCTTATTTTTACTTTATCCCTCATGTCTTTACCTCCGCATAGTCAAGTAACTCCCAAAAATTATCGCTAACGAGATGCACAAAGTGAGGCGGCATATCTTTAGAGTTGGCAAGCAATTTTTTGGCAAACGCTTCTTCATCTATCTGCTTTTGTTCTTCTTCTCGTTCTTTCGCTGCTTTATCCCTCTGCCATTCGCCCAAGATTTTAGCCTCCGCAATAGCATGAGACAAGTCTAGCTTTTTATAAGATTTAAGCCGCTCAACCAAGCTGTCATAATCTACTATATGAACCCCACTAAAAACTTCACTCTTGAGCTTGCCTGATGTTATCAGCGCATTAATTCGTCTTATTGATACGCCTAACAGCTTTGACGCATCTTTTGTTGATATGTTTTTTTTCATTGTTTATCCTCTTTTTTGCGGTAATATTTAGCCTTTAATATCTCACGATTTACCAGATAATAAGCTTTCTGCCTAGCTTTAGTTTTTTCCTTATTTTGCAAATAATGCTCTTTGCGCCTAGCGTTTAGCCTTTCTCTATTTGCCGCATGATACTCTCTATTTTTACGATTAATCTCATGCTTGTTTGCCTCATAATAAATTTTGCTGTATATATCCATATAAGCTTTCTTATCAAATTTCCCCATATTAAACCACCTCATCTATTATTAAAAAATCCCAGCCAGGTATTTGATCGCGCGGGTATGCACCTGGACACCTCCGCAAGGCGTAGGAACTGGAATTATTGCATTTCTGCAAGCTGCTTTTTAAGCTTGATGTTCTCAATAACCCTCACTTTTAAAGCTTCGCAGTAAGTATGAAAAGCCATCTGGTCGTTTAGAATTTCATTTTTTGCGATATTTTTCATTATTATGCATATTTTATTGCGCATAATTCTAATCCTTGTTTTTAATATTTCTTTTTCTATACTCATTGTTTTTTCTCCTTTTAGTTTTTGTTTAAAAATTCTGTGGTCAAGCACTGCAACAGTTGTGCCCGCGTTTTATTGTAAGCAGCCAGGACCGTATCAGTAGCAGCTAAAAAGCGGCTACATGGCGGCAGCATTGCGCGTAGCTTAATAGCAACATCTGCGTAATCATAAACCCCGCGCAAATCCCATGATCTGAAAATATAGTTTTTATTGTCCATTGTCTTTTCTCCAGTTTTTACAAGTTAGCAACATTACTAACTTGTGATAATTATATCATGATATACTATAAAGTCAACACTTTTATTCAAATAAATGCAAAATATTTTAAAACATAATGCTTTACTTTTCTAAAAAAATATACTATATTATGATATATGAATTTTGCAGAGTTAAAAAAATTAAGAAAAAAGCATAAGCTTAATCAAGAGCAATTTGCTGCTCGCGTTGGGTGCGTGCAGGAACAGATAAGCGTGTGGGAGCGTGGAAAGGTGCAACTAAGTGATAAACGGTTGGCTGGGTTTTACAAAATTTTTGAGAATGATAATATAAAATAATTATCCTTTTATGGATAAATTTATCCTTTATGAGGTAAATTTAAAGGAGTATTTGCTGCCTTGATATTATATGATATTTATTATAGGATATTGGGCGGCAGGGGAGGGTGGTAGTATAATATACACCAATTCATTTTCAGAACGGAGTTTAGTAAATAGCACTATGACAGAACCAATACCAGAGTTTATGGATTATATGTTTAAGCGCGGAGCAAGAACAAAGCCAACTTATACCAAAGCTGAAAAGAAAAGGCTTGAGGAAATGCAGCAGTTGAAGGATTTTATAGATTTGAATAAAAAGATTAGTGAGAATATAGCAGGAGTTAAATGATGGCAAGAACACAAAAACAAGCTGATGTTTTAGCTGGTAACAATTATCACGAAAAATACAAGATGCCAGCAGAGCGAAAACGTGTATACAAAGCATTCTGCGATCATGTTGCAAGCGGGCTTTCTATGACATGTTTTCCTGAATGCTCAGAACCTACTATGCGCTTAATGATGTCTAAATATCCAAATGAACTTTGCCCCACAATGCTTGAGGAAGCTAAACGCAAGGCAGTAGCTAAGTTAGAACGCATTGGAATTGATGCGTCAATGGGTGAAATTAAAAACCATGCGTCAAACACCTGGAAAATGATAATGATGAATAAAGCAGGGTGGACGCAAAAACATAGCATTGAAACCGACAACATAGAACAGCGTGATGCGCTACTTGCCAAGCTTGAAAGCAAGATTGATCAAAGGCTTAAAAAAGAAAATAAAAAAGGCGATGCTTAGCTTTGAGGAACGCCTAGAGTATGCTGTACTCTTAAAGAAAAGCTTTAAACGATTTGTTGCCGACGGGTGGGATATAGTAGACCCTCGACCATTCAAAGCAAGGTGGGACACTGATGCAATGTGCGAACACCTGCAAGCTGTTCATGATGGTGAGATAAGCAGACTAATTATAACCGTGCCACCTGGCAGGGGCAAAAGCCTTCTAGGGGCTGTCTTCTATCCGGCGTGGGTATGGCTATCAAAGCCAGAGCATAGATTTTTAACGGGTACTTGCCGCGATGATTTGACCGTGCGTGATACTCTTAGAAGCCGTGACTTGCTACGCTCTTATTACTATCAAACTGGGTTGCTTAATACGCTCTATGGCTCAAAAGCTTTTAAGATCAAAGACGACCAAGACCAGAAACACAAATATTTTAACGATAAATTTGGCTGGCGATTGGCTTTTTCTACAGAAGGTGGAATTACAGGTGATAGGGGCGATACTATAGAGCTTGATGATCCGTTAGACATAAGAAAAGCAGCTATAAAATCTCATTTAGAAAAATTAGTAGATTGGATCAGAGGAGGTATGACGACCAGGCTTGACGGTTGGGAGGATGGACTAGGCAACATTATTGTTATCATGCAAAGACTATCAGCTAACGATCCAGTTGCAGCACTATTAAAGGATGGAGGTTATACTCATTTAAAAATTCCAATGGAGTATAGGTCAGAGAAAACTATTATAACGCCATACTTCAAAGACCCTCGAAAAGAAGAGGGGCAACTTTTGGACGGCGTGACTAAAGAAGTGGCTAAAAAACAAAAAGAAGCTGTTGGCATATATAATTGGGAAACACAGTATAACCAAGAGCCAACAAAGCTAGAAGGCAACATAATACACACAAATAAATTTAAAACATACGATACCAAGGCTAAACATGATTTTTATTTAAAGCTTTCATCATGGGACACGGCATTTAAAAAAGGACAAAAGAACGATTATAGCGTTGGTATTGATTTTGGCGTAAAGATAGAGAACGATAAAATACTAATTTTTATTAGGAACATCTATCGCCAACGAGCTGAAAGCCCAGAGTTAAAGCGTGACATAAGAACCCTTAAAAACCTGTTTTTACCTGACCGTATAATCATGGAAGACAAAGCAAGCGCACAAACCATAATACCAGAAATGCAAAGGTATGACGGAATAAACGTGCCTATCTACATTGAGCCAATACAGCCAGTTGGCGACAAAGAGGCAAGAGCAAACAGCGTAGCACCTATAATTGACGCGGGTGTTATTTATGTGCCAGAATATGCCGAGTGGCTACCTGACTTTATAACCGAGTGTGAGGAGTTTCCTGACGGTGACCATGACGACCAAGTAGATGCATTCACGCAAGGCGTGCTTGCTATTATAAATGATACGGGAATGATGAAGAGGGCTTTGTATGAATAATCCTTTAAATTACTTTAGAAGCGATACAGCTAAGTTGCAGGCAAGAATAGATGGCTTGGAAACAGCACTAACATCTTTTAAAACTGATGGATTGCAAAATGTTTTAACAAATTTAGGTGTATTTGGCAAGGGTCGCACACCATCTACAAGCTTTAATTGCCCAAATCTGCTTACAGCAGAAACTTTAAACAACATTTACCGTGGTGACGGCTTCGGTAAGAAAATAGTTGATATTTATGCTAATGAAATGACGCGTCAATGGATAACACTACTTAACGACCCTAACGATAAAATGCTTAATTATCTAAAAAATATTAAAGCTAAATCAAGCATCAATGCAGCTATAAAGTGGTCGCGCTTGTACGGTGGTGCTGTTATATTTATGATGGTTGATGATGGTCAAGAGTGGGACAAGCCAATAAATATTAATACTGTCAGGAGTATTGATAAACTAGCTGTTTATGATCGAACGCAGATAACAGTCCAGCAATATTACTCTGACGTGTCACAGCGTAAAACATACAACGAACCCGAACTTTATTCTATACAGCAAAACATCAAAGCAACAAGTGGTTTTCAAGGTACTAATTTAATAATCCACGAAAGCAGAATTTTGCGATTTGATGGTGATTTACTTCCTAACAGTATAGCAAGCGCACAATTCGGATGGGGCGACTCTGTATTGCAGGGATGCTATAACCAGTTAATAAACATGCTGCAATCGTTTGATTATGGCAGTGAGCTACTGCATGACTTTGTTGTGTCAGTGATAAAAATAGCAGGCATGGCAAATCTTCTATTAACTCCAAAAGGTGACGCTAAAATTCAGAAAAGACTTAATTTAACTGCTCAAACGAGGTCAATTAATAACATAGTAGTTTTAGATAAGGACGATGAGTATGACAAGAAAATGTCAGCTATTGGTGGGCTAAGCGAGTTAATAGACAAGTTTATATCTGCATTGTCTGCAGTGACAGGCATACCACAATTAGTTTTGATGGGGGAAAGCCCCAGTGGTCTTGCGGCTACTGGTGACAATAACATTCGCAACTGGTACGATAGTATAAAATCAGAGCAAGAGGAGATATTAACCGACCCAATCAACTGCTTGCTTGAAGTTATAAAACTAGCACGCGATAGCGGAGTAAATAAAGCGAGTGAAGTAAATTTTGTCTTTAACCCACTATGGCAGCACACAGTGCAAGAGATAGTCACAACTCAATACACGAAAGCACAGACAGACCAAATTTATATCCAAAACGGCGTATATTCTCCAGACGCAGCCCGTGAGCATTTAATTGCAGGTAAGGATAGGTTTGAGCCTGAGATACTGGAAAAGAATAAAGACCCAAGTTATAGCGATATAAGCCAAGCGGAGGATGTACCAGAAGTTATACCAGAAGTAATACCAGAAGGCGAAAATGCAGAAGAAGAAAACGGCGAAGATAAGGAGAATGATGATGGAAAATAAAAATTATCAGATTAAAGATATTAACGGTAAATCATTCGTTCCTAGTGATTTACCTTTTGGAAAAGCTTATGTTGTAGAGCGCGTTGGTGACGAATTTATTTTAAAATTTGACCCTGCTGAGGAAAAAAAACATTTAGCAGCAGACGTTTCATCAGCTTTGCAAGCATATATTTTTAAAAAGAACAAGGGGCGTAAATATGCAGCCGAACTGGATAAGATTGCAAAAATTATAATATCCAATCAACGTGAATTAGAAGATATGCGAGAATTGATCAGGATAGACTATACACTATCATTTTCAGGATTACTCGGCAGAGAAGTTGATAAAGCTAGGGATAAACGCGATACTCTCATAAGCCTAATAAATTCTATAATTGAAGTAAAAAATCAAAATGGCAACGATTGATAATCTAAAGCTTTATATCGAGCTTTACTACATGTCGCAAGGCAAAAAGATGCCTGCCAAGTTTAAGAAGCCGCCTATACCGCAATTGCCTATGAACGCTGAACGTGCGTATAGGAAAGCATTACAGCAGGTAGTAAGTATAGTAAATAATCAAGTTAAAACACTGCTAATTCCAGCACTTCCAGCCTTAATTGCTAGTGCAGATATGACTAAACCACGTCAAGATAGTTATGTGGATGATCTACAAACTATCATGACAAACATATCACTAAACACCGCACAGCAGATGCCAAATCCAGCAACATTAGCGCGTACCATTGGGCTTGATGTATCCGCATTTAACTATGGGCAGTTTAACAAGATGATGACACAGGTTTTTGGAGTAAGTCCATTTCAGGCAGAACCTTGGCTATCCACTCAATTAGACGCTTTTGTTTCTGGTAACGTGCAGTTAATAAGAAGCATACCAGTACAAGAATTGCAGGGTATAAACCAGCTTGTTTTATCAAGCATAGGAAGTGGCAGGTCGGCAAGTGATATATCAAGAGATATAACAAAGCAATTCGGTGTTGCCGAGCGTAGAGCAAATTTTATTGCGCGTGACCAAGTAAACAAGCTCAACGGTCAGTTAACACAACTTAGACAGCAAGATGTTGGCATAGAAGAATACATTTGGCAAACGGCAGAAGATGAACGCGTAAGACCTAGCCATGAAGCAAACGACCAAGAAGTGTTTAGATGGGATGACCCGCCAGACACTGGACACCCAGGCTTTGACTATAACTGCAGGTGTGTAGCTATTCCTGTTATTCCTGATTTTAGTTAATTATAATTTTTCACTGATTGACAATATGTTCATTTTTTAGAGGCTCTGGTATGTATGATCGTATATCTTTTAAGCCAGCCAAATTATCTGCAAATTTTTCAGCCTGTTCAAAGGTCTCAAACGGTTTTACTATTGTTTGTATTTCAACTTCATTATTAAACGTGATGCGGACGAAGTATCCACTATCCTCATGCCGTAATAATTGGCGCATGGTCATAACGTGTACTTTTTCAATTTCGATACCTTGAATATCCTGCGGATTTATATAAGAAGTTCTACCTGGACAAGTTATTTTAGTTA